AGGTATCATGGCAATCAATGATTTCATGTATTTTACTATGGAACAAATGATTGAGATGATGAGTCAAACAGGTCAAGGTGTTGCGGGTAAAGTATCATTAGAAGATGCTGACGATGAAGGTGAAGAAGGTGGTGAAGAGGGTGGTGAAGAAAATGGTGACCAACCTGACACCAAAATTGTTGCGGTAGGAATGATATTCCCAATTTTATGTCATGAGATTATCAAAGGATTGGAAGAAGCTAAGGGAAGACACGGACATTCACAAAATAAAAGTATTAGAGATAAAGTAAGAGGTGCTGTGGATGTATTATCTAACGAACCGATGCAATTAAGAATAGGACCTGAAATTGTAGAAAAACTTAGACACGCTCTACCAAACTCAATGTTTGATGAATCAAACAAAGGTTTAATAAACTGGTTTCATATCTTGTTATACCAAATACCGGCTCAAGAATTCTTAGAAATCATAGGAAACGCCATCTCTGAAGATTCGTCTAAAGTAAGGAAGGCAACTTCAAGATTTGAAGAAATCATGAAAGAAGCTCAAACTATGAAGAGTGAATTTGAAGATTATCAGGAAGAAGAAGGAATTGATTCTGAAGATGATGAAGATGATGGACTTGATGATTTTTTCAGTAGTATGGGGATATCAAGACCCAAATAATAATTTGTGACTAAAGAACAATTAATTATAGAAGTAACGAAGTGTATGAGGAACACACCTTATGCACTTCGTACTTATTTACAGACGTACGATAATACCGTATCAAAATACGTTCCATTAGATTTATTCCCTGACCAAATTAGTCTCATTGAAGACTATGATAACTTCAATGAAAATATTGCATTGAAATATCGTCAGGCAGGTGTATCTACTGTTACGGCAGCATGGGCATCTAAAAAGTTAGTTTTTGCGAAAAAACAAAAACCAGAAAAAGTTCTTATTATTGCCAATAAGTTAGATACATCTGTCGAGATGGCTAACAAAATTAGAAACTTTACAGAACAATGGCCATCATGGGTAGGTGTTGGATTTTCACAAGATAAAAACTCACAAAGACACTTTAAACTTACTAACGACTGCGAAGTTAAAGCGGTTGCAACATCAAAGGATGCCTTGAGAGGTTATACCCCAACTATTCTTATTTTTGATGAAGCGGCGTTCATTGAGGCTGACGGAGATTTCTGGTCAGCGTGTATGGCCTCACTATCTACGGGTGGTAAAGTTATTGTTGTATCCACACCAAATGGATACGACCCAATTTATTATGAAATTTATGACCAAGCATTAAGAAATATGAATGATTTTAAAATTTCTGAAATGTTTTGGCATCGCGACCCAAGATATACAAAAGATTTGTATATGGTTAATACGAATGATTTAGTTCACTTTCTATTGAATAGAGAAGATTATGCAAAAGATGTGGTGGTGGATTTATCAATTGAGAATCCATACGAAAGAGACCACTCAGTTACAACAGATTATATTAATAAAGGATATAAACCATGTTCGGCTTGGTTTGAGGGAATGGTTAAAAAATTAAAGTTTGATAGACGTAAAGTTGCTCAGGAGTTAGAATGTAACTTCTTGGGTTCGGGTGATAACGTGTTTGATTCTGAATTAATGCAGAACATATCCAAAAACCAATTAAGAGAACCATTAGCTAAAATGATGGGAGGTTCTTTATGGATTTTTAAAGAGCCTGAAAACGGTCACAAGTATGTTATGGGTGTAGACGTATCCAGAGGTGATTCTGAGGACTTTAGTTGTATTCAGATAATCGACTTCGATACAAGGGAACAAGTCCTTGAATATGTCGGAAAAGTCCCTCCAGACATTACTGCTGAGATTGCCTACAAGTGGGGAAGTATGTATAACGCATACTGTGTTGTGGATTTAACGGGAGGTATGGGTGTTGCGACTGCAAGAAAAATGCAAGAGATGGGTTATCAGGGTGGTATGTATGTTGATAATGTTGATACAAGTAACAAATGGAAGTACGACCCTAAGATGAACGAAAAAATACCTGGTATTAATTTTAACAATAAAAGAGTTCAGATAATTGCCTCATTGGAAGAAGCTGCGAGACACGATTTTAAAATATATTCTCATAGACTGTATAATGAAATGAACACCTTTATCTACGTTAACGGTAGACCCGACCATCAGAAAGGACATCATGACGACTGTATTATGGGTATTTCAATGGCAATCTATGTTGCGGAAAAATCTTTCCAATCGTTAACTAAAGTTGTTAATCACACTAAAGCAATGTTAAACTCATGGGCGACAACTGTAACAGAAAATAAAAATTCTTCTGAGTTCTTTAACCCTATGGTACCTCAAATGGGTAGAGATAGTCGACAACACAATTCTGGTCCCTCTAAAAAAGACTATGAGACATATGGATGGTTATTTGGTGCTAAATAACTATTTATATTATTAAAGAAACGAGTTAAAATTATACCATGAGCGAACAAAATCTGACCGTTTGGCAACGTTTATCCAAAACGTTTGGTCCAAATTCTTTGTTAAATCAAGATTACCCTACTTTCAAATTTGATAAGAAGGAGTTGTTACGTACTCCAAGTCGTGATGAATACGAGAAGGAAAAACTACAAGCGCAACAAACATTTTATTTATCAGGTCAGTGGGCAAAAGTTGAGAATAACATGTATTCTCAAGCAATGTATTATGAGCCAACAAGACTTTCAGCTCAGTATGATTATGAATCAATGGAGTATACTCCTGAGATTTCAGCGGCATTAGACATATATTCAGAAGAATCTACAACAACAAATGAAGATGGTTTTATTTTACAAATTTATTCGGAATCAAAACGTATCAAATCTGTATTGGCGGATTTGTTCAACAACTCATTGGATATCAATACTAACTTACCAATGTGGACAAGAAACACTTGTAAGTACGGTGATAACTTTGTATATCTAAAACTCGACCCTGAAAAAGGGATTGTTGGATGTCAACAATTACCAACAATTGAAATTGAAAGACATGAGGCAGGTGCTGGCGCTAAAATTACCGTTAATGTTGAAAAACCTGAAAAACCAAAAGCCTTAGAATTTACTTGGAAGAATAAAAACATGACGTTCCAATCATGGGAGATTGCTCACTTTAGATTGTTAGGTGATGATAGAAAACTTCCTTATGGTACTTCTATGTTGGAAAAAGCAAGAAGAATTTGGAAACAACTTTTACTTTCTGAAGATGCGATGTTGATTTATCGTACATCAAGAGCACCTGAAAGAAGAATGTTTAAAGTGTTTGTTGGAAACATGAATGATGACGATGTTGAAGCATATGTACAACGTGTTGCCAATAAGTTCAAGAGAGAACAAATTGTTGATAGTAAAACAGGTAACGTAGATATGAGATTCAACCAAATGGCGGTTGACCAAGATTACTTCATACCTGTGAGAGACCCAGCAGCTCCAGACCCAATTACAACTTTACCAGGTGCCACAAACTTATCTGAGATTGCCGATATTGAATATATCCAAAAGAAATTATTAACGGCTCTTCGTGTTCCTAAGGCGTTCTTAGGATTTGAAGAAGTGGTTGGTGATGGTAAAAATTTATCATTACAAGATATCAGATTTGCTCGTACGATTAATAGAATCCAAAAGAGCATGATTCAAGAATTGAATAAGATAGCGATTGTTCACTTATTCTTATTAGGTTTTGAAGACGAACTTTCAAACTTTACATTAGGATTAACAAACCCATCAACTCAAGCTGATTTGTTAAAGATTGATGTGTGGAAAGAAAAAGTTCTTCTTTATAAAGATTTGGTTGCTGACCCAGGAAATGGTATTCAAGCAACTTCATCTACTTGGGCTAAGAAACATATCTTTGGTTGGTCTGATGAAGAAATTAGATTGGATTTACAACAACAAAGAATTGAAAGAGCTGTGGGTGAAGAACTTAAAGCAACTCCGACAGTTATTACAAAAACAGGAATATTTGATAACATAGATAAGTTATATGGTTCTACCACAGGAGGAACTGCATCTGCGGCGTCAACTACTACTCCACCGCCAGCACCAGGAGGTGATTTAGGTGGGGGTGATTTAGGAGCGGCGCTACCACCACCGGCAGGAGAAGAAACAGTACCACCACCGGCAGAGGGAGGAGAAGTAACACCAGAATCAAGAATGGATAATCTTAATATTTTAGTTGAAAATAATTTTATTGAGGGAAAACAATTTTTAGATTTAGGACAAGGACAAGATTCTTTAGGAGAAATTTCAAAAGAATTAGATAACTTATTAAATTTGTAGTATTTATACTAAAACTATCAACAATGACATTCGGGCAAGTAAAATCCATAATCGAGAACAGCTTAATTGAATCCTACAAAAATGAAGGAGAATTCAAACAATCATTAAGAGAATTCAAACATAATGTTTTGAGTAATAAAACTATGTCTAAAGTTTATTCTTTATATGACCAGTTAAGTACTCCTCAGGGATTATCCGAATCAGATGCCAAAGATTATTTAGAAGAAGGTGTTAATCTTATTCAAAAATTATTGGGTGGAATCAAACTTCCTAAAACAATTTCTGAATCAATTAATGAATATGCGGATATAGATACTT